CCGGACTGTACAGGGCCAAAGGTAATGGTATCGCCAACCTCGGATCTGCCAATGGCGTTGACACGGCGGCAGCGAACTGGAAGGACGTTAAGGACCAGATAGCGTTGGTTCTGGCGACGGGCCAGGGTCCAATCAATAATGCGGCGAATATGGCTTACATCACTCCATCTAGCAACGTGCGCACCGTTCAAGGCATGTCCGGGGCTGACGGCTCGTATTTTATTGGGCATGGGGATACGACAGTTGGTGCTGAGATTGTTGCCATTGATGCTCAACTACAAGCACAGGCTGGGCAGATATCCAAAACGGGGATCTATCCGGGGCAGCACTTTGCGGCAATTAATGGCGGCCAGTTAAACAAACTGCGCCTGGCTTTGACTGATCCGTTCATGCAATACCTTGGAATCTGCATCATCGGTGACAGCATCACTTGGGGGATGACGGCATCCGGCATCGCGCCGATTGAGCCGCGAGGCGGCTCTCTGACAGATTCCAGGAACAACGGTTCGTCGGCGACCTGGGTGAATCTTTTGCACAAGTGGTTGGGCGCCGAATATTACGATTCGACAACGGTTGAAGAAGGAATTTGGCCTGGCACGCCAAACGGCGTGGCACAGTTCACCTACACCAAAGCTGTGGATATGTTTCCAGGGTTTGCACCGTTTGTTAAGGTCGGCTCGTTCTCCCAGCTTGTTGATGCGGCATCAACCCTGGGGGTTTTTTGGTTTGTGAACATGAGTTCGTCGGGTAGCGGCCCCCACTCGTTCACTTGGACCATGACAGGAAAAAGCTTTGATCTGCGTTTTGCCGCAGTGCCCAATGGGGCGGATTACAAGGTATATGTCGATGGTGTTCTGCAAGGGCAATACAAAACCAGTTCCACCGATCTGGGAATTCCTGTCAGCTATCGCAATAGCAGAACTCACGACTTCACATTTAAAAAGGGCGCGGTGATACGCGTAGAGGCGGTAGGCGGTAACGTTGCTCGCGATGTACTTCAAGTTGAATCGATCCGCCTCAACCGAAAAGTAAGAGTGACCAACCAAGGGATTATTGGTGTCGCGTCTGATCGTTATTTGAATGTGCTGCTGTCAAGCGCGCTACGCGCCGATGATTCGTTCTGCAAGATTCAGATTGGCACCAATGATCGCGGCATGCCCCCGGCTATTGGGGCTCCAACTTCCCCAGCGACACTCAGCAAGAACATGGGGTTGATACTTGACTACGTGATTGCGGCAGGGGTATCGCCCATCATGATGTGCGCCAATGAGGTAGTGGATAACAGTCTGCCTACCTATTACTACAGCATGGGCCAAGTTAGAACGGTGCTTTCGAGTTTGGCAATAAGCCGTGGTGTGGACTTTATTGATCAGTTTGCACTTACCAAAAGACTGCAGGCGGCAGGTGTTAATTATTTGGCTGACGGCCTTCACCCAAATGACCTTGGGCATTTCTTGATGTTCGAAAACATCAGGAACGCCATCGGCAACCCGGTGTTTGTGGCCGAAAAGAGCCTTGCCAATTACTACGAAACCACGGTTTCCTGGACAGCCGGCGCCGTACAGACCATCACGCACAACCTGGGTGCGATCCCTGTTCGCGTTGAGTTTGAAGTCGTAATGAAAACGGCGGGGGCGGGAATGGCTGTAGGTCAGTCGGCCATGACTTCAATGACGATTCAGGCTGCTGCGAGCTACAACGCAATGGCACGCAGCGGCACGACTACAACAGTGGAGGTTGTTGTTGCGCCCCAGGGCCTCGCGGTTCTGGTCGCCGGTGGCTCAAGCGTCTTGAGCCCTGCCCAGGCTGATTTGAAGGTGAAGGTTTTCACGTAGATGGGAGGGGCGGTCGGCAAGGACGCCAACTACCCGTTCACCTTTAATTTGAATTCTGCGCGCTGCACTTCGGTCACTCCATCACGCAGCGCGTCGAGATAATCCGCATACCACTGCATCATGTGGCGGCGCTGGGCCAGGTATTTGGCTTTGTTGTACACGCCGCTTATGCCGCCTTCCTTGTGGGCCAACTGCATTTCGATGTGATCTTTCTCCCATCCGTGTTCGCGCAGCAGCGTGCTTGCGGTGTGTCGGGTGCCGTGACCTACCAGCCTTCCTTTATAGCCAACCAGGGCGAACACCTTATTAATGGTGTTCTCGCTGATAACCGGGTTTGCGTGGCCGTTACCGGGGAACAGGTATCGACTGCGCCCGGTTAGTTCGTGCAGATCTCGCAGCGCGGTGACAGCCTGCTTTGGTAAAGGGATCATGATGTCCCGGTCCATCTTCATCTTGGCCGCCGACACGCTCCACACCGAAGCTTCCAGATCGAAGTCGGTCCACTCTGCCCACCTGGCCATGCCTGGGCGAGACGCGGTCCACAGCGTGAGCATCGCCGCCGCCCTGGCAATCAACCGGCTGGGCGAGCGCTGCATGGCCCGCATGAAGTCGGGCAACTCGTCTTCCAGCAGGTGCGGGTATTGTTTGGTGGCGGGTGCCTGGGCGGCGATCACCAGCAGCTCGGAGGCCGGGTTGTATTCCATCATGCCCTTGGCTATGGCCTGGCTGAAAATCTCCTTCAACCACCCGCGCGTTTTCTTGGCGACGTTGAACGCCTCGCGCGCCTCAATGCTGGCGAGCAGGTCGGCGCAGTGCCGGCGGGTGATAGCGCTGACCTGCAAATCGCCCAGCGCGGGGTAGATGTCCTTGTCCAAGTAGGTCGTGATCTTGTCGAGGGTTGACGCCGAACGCCCGTCGCGCTCCTTCTTTTCAAGCCAGGCAGTGGCCACGGCGCGGAAGGTGCTGGCGGTGGCGGCCTCCACGGCCTTCTTGACGGCCTGCTTGTGGTTGCCTGGGTCGATACCTTGCTCAAGCAGGGCGGATGCCTGTGAGGCTTTCTCCCTGGCGCGCTTGGCTGAATACTCCGGGTATCCGCCCAACCCCAGCCAGGTCCACTTCCCGTCAGCCACACGCTTGTAGCGGAACTCCCAGCGCTTGCGCCCATTGGGTGACACCACGAAGTAGATACGATCGATGCCGTACGTCTCGCGGTATTCCTTGGATTCAGGTTCAAGTGAGGACAGGACGGTGTCGGCCAGGGGGCGGCGCTTGATGTCTGATCGCTTCAATTCTTGTATGGCCGAGTTCGTAATTTTGGCGAACATACATCACGCCATACACACATACAAGGAACATACACGAACAAATACAAACAAGCAGAAACAAGAAAGCCGGCGCAGTGGCCGGCTTTGCTGTGTTTTGGGTCATGTCTGAGCAACATGAAACCAATGGTTGGTGCCCCGAGGGAGACCCAAACCATCCAATAAATACGGGAGTTTCAAGCGTGTTTCGATGGCGCCCATACAAACGACCATACAGGGCGGTGTGCACTATGCCGTTTTGAAGGGTAAATATTGCCCCGCGCGGGCGGCGGGGCGAAGGGATTGTACTTACGCAGCGTGCCGGCTGTCAGCCTTTGATTTGATCCAGGCCTCAACCTCGGCTTTCACAAAGTGCGCGTGAGCCTGGCGGTGTGGTCCGTCCTTGATCGGCTTGGGAAAGGTCGAGTCCTTTGTACGGACCCGATGCAGCGTGGTGCGTCCGATGTTGAGCATGCGCATCACGTCCTTGGAGCCGATCAGGACGCGTTCGGTGGTGTCATTGGTCATTGGTCATGTTTCCCTGAAAATTTATAACAAGTCCGCAACGCACGCACACGTCGCAGTGATAGGTGTCGCTCCGACATTTAGCTGCCTCAATCGCACGGATCACGTGCGAAGCTTCACCGCCCCTTGAGCTCAGCGGCCCCGCAGTCTCTGTATGCGAATAGCGCCCCTGAAACTTGTGGCCCAGCCACGACGTGCATTTTGCGGGCTGTAAGCCGTAAATCGTTTTGTCATTGGTCATAGGGTGTCCTTGCCGCTATAGCGGCTGACTTTGAAGGGGGAGGGGTTACAGAGAGGGGTTAAGCTTTGAGGCCGTAGACGCACCCACCAGGGCAAGAGCCGCAGCAGGTTGTCGCCACGGCTACCGGAGCGGGCTGCTCGGCGTTGCCTGGCAATGCGGAGGCGATAATTAGCGCTACGTACTCACGCATCGCAGCTCTACCCTGTTCTGGCATATGGCCCCATGAATAGTCCATGCACTCGGAAAGTGTGCGGGCTGCGGATTCGATGTCATACGCGCGCGGCTCGCCCTGGTGCTGGGGTGCGCGGGAATCACCGCTGACCTCTTTGTCTAGCAGGGCGCGCATTTCGGCGGGCCTGTCTTTGAATCCGGCCGACTCCAGGCATTCAGCCCAGTATGAAAGCAGTTCACGCGGCACCAGAACGCCGTCAATCGTTTGGTTGGTGGTCATGGCTTCACCCTCACGCCAGCGTCTTCAATGGAGCGAACAACAAGGTCTTGCCACATCGCCCATTGACCGCCTCCATCAGGATCAAAGTTATCCGGCAGCTCAATTTCTAAGGCTGCTCGTGATGCTTGCCAGATCTCCCATTGGATTCCGGGGCGCTCGTATAGGTAGCTTCCGCAAACATCAGTGGAGAGCCATTCCAAGCCACATTGTTTGTCGCCCTCAAAGTATTTTTTGAGATACCAAGCCTCGAATTCTTCACGGCTCTTATCGCTCATAAATCACCTCAGCAAATCAGTTGTGCCAGTGCCAGCAGGCACCAGCAGTAGGCGGGGAGTTGGGATTTCATTGGTATGGCTCTCCGCATTCCGGGCACTCAAGAATGCTTGCGTAACCATGGTGGCAATCGCCGTTTACTAGCTTGAGTTCGGCTTCAATCTCCAGCCATACATCCACATCGTGCGCCACGTCATTGGTGAAAGGGTGTGCCTTGTGCAACAACCCCACCAGCACATCCGCCCGCTCATCTGCTGCGGCCAAGCCTTGGCGCGCCTCAGTCAGTTCGTTGTGCAACTGCGTGAATGCCGATTCAACCCTGGACGAGATAGTCCCTTTGCCGACATGCTCGGCCCATTCCTTTTCTTCGATCATCAAAGCCATGCTATGGCACTGGTCGAGTTCTTCATCCGCTGCGGTCAGGCGCTGTTGCAGTTCGTCACGCTCCAAATAGAGGCGAGCCAGTTCAGCGTCGGTTGATTCTCTCGTTGGTGTAGCCACAGTTATTTCCTTGCCGGGCCATGCCCGGGCGGTGGAGTTGGGGAGTTATGCGGCGTCAGTCGCCGTCGATCGATAGGAGGGAGAATGCTGTTGCTGCCACTCGCGGAACTTGTCCATTGCCAAGGGCTTTAATTCGGTCCAACCGGAAGGCCACCCCATCAGCCATTCGACCCACTCCGGGTTCAGTGGGCCACCGACCACTTGAGGTAGACACTCGCCTGATTTGCTGCCCGTCCTTTCCATGCGGCTTTTGCCTGGGTACCTGTAGTCGCGCCTTACAGGTGTCGGCCAAAGTTTGACTGCTGCGCTCAGACCCCAACCGGCGTTCTTGCTGCTGCCCGGCTGGTTGTGATTGCCATGTACCGTTATCGTGGGCCACAACCCAGCAACGTTCGCGCTGATGGGGCGCTCCGCAGTCGGATGCTGAAACAATGCACCATTGCGCGTCATACCCCATTTCGGCAAGGTCACCGAGGACCACGGCAAGTCCTCTTCCCACAAGCAAAGGTGAGTTTTCCACGTAGACGAATCGAGGTCGTACCTCGCCGACGATTCGCGCCATTTCACGCCAGAGTCCAGAGCGGGCGCCATCGATGCCGTCGCCATTCCCGGCAGCTGATATGTCCTGACACGGGAATCCGCCAGAAACCACGTCAACAAGGCCGCGCCATGGCCTTCCGTCAAAACTGCACACGTCAGACCAAATCGGGAAAGCTGGGAGGGCTCCATCGTTTTGTCGTTGCGCCAGAACTTGTGCGGAGTAGGCATCACGCTCAACGGCGCAGACGGTGCGCCACCCGAGAAGGTGGCCGCCGAGTATTCCGCCACCAGAGCCTGCGAAAAGAGCCAGCTCATTCATTTTATCTCCAGGGTTTGTGTGTCACGACGGCATGTCACGCAATGCGAATATGCGCAGCCAGTTGCTCGTCGGTCATGCGGTCGGCGCCACGGATGAATCGAGAAATCAGGTCTTGCTCTTCGTCGATCCCGGTCCTGGCCATGACCCGTTTAAGCGCGGCGTCATCGTTGTGATAGAGCTTCGTGACGATCTGGCGAGACAGCAGGGCGGCTTCTTTTTCCGCCTTGGTCATCTTGTCCCGCTCGCGCTGGTCGCGTTTTCGTTCTGTGGGAGTCTTGGCCATGGCCTACCTCTTGCGGGCTATGCGGCGCATCGTTGGCCGCCTGCGCGTGACTTCGGATAATCGATTGAGTGCTTTTCAAGGATCTTGAGCAGCGTGGTGCCGGTTATCTTTAGCTTTACGCACAGGCGGCGCCTGCTGATGCCAAGCTCTTTGAACGCGTTGATTCGCTCGACCAGAGTTGCTTCATGCTCGGCGGCAGCCTTGAGTCGATCCGGGCTGTTGTGTCCGCCGTGGGATGAGCGCTTGAACTTGAAGTCGAATTCTTTCGACATGGCGAGCAGTGTTCTACGACCGATTCCGGTGATGTCGATCACTTCGCTTTGAGTGTGGTCGGGAGCGAGTTCCATCACCCATTCCACTCGCTTACGGCGTTGCTCTTGCCTGATCTCAAGCGGAGTGGGAGGCGGAGGTGTGAAAGGCTCAACTCGGCGCCGAACGAATGGTTTCGGCGCAGGTGGCATCTGCGTGCTGTACGTGATCGGCTTCGGGATATAGCCGCTGGCGGGGCCTTCTTCGATCTTGCCGCCGGCGGCCAGGAACTGCTCGGTCAGGGAGTTCAGCTCGTTCGATGCTGGCCGAAGGCGCTCTACTTCGTTCTGTAGGATGCTGATCATGCTGACTGCCTCGCTTTGTTCAGTTCAGCCTTGCGGATCTCCTTTGCGGCGACCAGGGTAGGCTTGAGGTTGTCGAATCCGTGGACGATGACGCGTCCTGCGTTGTAGGCGGACTCAAGCGCCGCCATATCCGGCGCATTTGCGATGTCGGCGAGCGCGTCTACCAGCTGCTCCTTGGCCCTGTCTTCCGGGTTCAGTCCAGAGTTCAGCCAGGCCAACAGGCGGCGGCCGGTGTCTGCGCCGATCAGTTCTGGCTGGTCGAACAGCTTCGTCCGGTCCTTGCTGGCTGTGGCGGTATGGCCGTCGTGGGTAAGGTCCAGCACCACGGTGAACTCGTAGTCGGTGCCGTCGCGCTGCTCGGACTTCATGCCCAACTTGAGGATCTTCTTGCCCTCGCCTTGGACGGTCTCCGTCTTGCTGCGCATGGTGCAGATGATGTGCATCGAGCTGGTTAGGATCTTGTCCGTCAGCTTCCGGTGGCGCGGCGTGGTCTCGTTCCAGGCTGCCCAGGTGTTACCACGGAATTTCTGATGAGCAACTGTCTCGTTCTGCTCAAGGCATCCGCCGGATCCGGTCCACTCATGCGAATAGCTGTCGATGATCAGCGTGTCGTAGCCTGCCTGTTCAGCTGCCACGATCGCCTCAATGTAGCGTTCAGGCGAATACGGCGCATGCAGCTCCATTGCGTCGAAGTCGACCAGGTCCGCGTATAGCGATGCGCTGCCGTGCTCAGTGTCGATTACCGCGATACGCCCGCCCAGGCCCATGGCCAAGAGGAGAGCTGAATAGGTTTTGCCAGATCCAGACGGCCCGGCAAGTGCCAGCCGTAGCTTGGCCTGCTTGCGTTCGGCTTTCTTGAACATTTGAGTTTCCTCAGTTTGGTTGGTTGTCCCACTGCCGCTGGATGCGGCTCATGGCTTCTTCGTACTCTTTGCGCTGGTCGCCGGTGAATCTGTCCGGCGAGAAGGCGCCTACCGTCATCCAGTCAAATTGGGCGGCCATAGCAGGGCTCATACAGCCCTCCGGTAACTCAGGCCCATCAGCTGCGCGGCCTGGGCCATGGTCTGGGGTTGTATGACGCCCAGGTTGCTGGCTACTCGCTTCAGCACTACGAGGTCATCCAGGGTGAGTGATCGGTCGATGTAGCCGGCCAGCGTGACCAGCTTCGACTGGCTGGCTGTCAATGCCATGCCGAGGTGCACGACGCTGAGCTGGCGAACATCCCGGCCCACCGCAGCACTGACCGACTCGAAAACCTGCTCCAGCTTCTTCTTTGCGTAGTTCGCCTCGACCTGGGCGCGCTTGCGATCATCGACGGCGGCGGCAAGCCTGGCTTCCAGGTCCAACACCAGCTCAGCAGAACCGCCAAGCTTTTCGATGCGCTCCCGCTCAGCCTGACGGTGGGCAGCATCTAGTTCTTCGCGCTCGATCTTGGCGGTGGGCGCGGCGTAGGCAATCGTCCGCAGATCGGCAGCAGAGAGGGGAGATTCATTTTCTTGAGACATAGAGCCTCCATCACGGCGCCAGAAGGTACCGCGGGTGATGTTTGGAAGTTGGGTTTAGGCAGCCGTTGCGCGAGAGGACTTGTAGATGTCGTCGATACGCGCTTGAAACTCTCTCTGCTCGGTGTCGCTGATGGCGCGCAGAAGGAAGGCGAGGGTTATCGCTGAGCGCGCTGCTGCGCTCGCGTTTGGCTTTCCTACCGCACTCCTAAGCTCGGCAAGCTCGCCATTGATCCATCCGACAGCCGTGTCGTGGTCACGCTGCTGCAGACTCACTGATCACGCTCCAGGCTCCGGGCGAGGGCGCAGGCGTCGTTGTGGTTGCGGCGAAATCCAACGACCTTATCGGTCTGGCTATCCACTACATGAAAAAAGTCGCGGCCTGCTGGTTTGACCATCATCCGAAAGGCAGCCACCGGCTCAGGCCGATCAATCAGCCGGTAGAACTCAGCAGTGGCGAGACGGGAACGCTGATGCAGGCCATCGACTATATCGCGGCGCATTTGGATGTCGGGGTGCATGCTGCCTCCAGGGTGGCGTTATTCGGTGGGCGGGACGACTACTCGCGTCATCGAGTATTCGTGGTAAGCCGGCTCTTGATCCCTCCAAGTCCGCGCCTCTACATCGACGACTCCATTTGTCCAGACGGTGATAATTGGCCCGTACTGAGGGTCGCTGTTCGTACGAGCCAGGGTGAAGTGCTTCTTTGGCTCGTTTGCCAGCATGCCGGCCATGACGTGAATCATGTTCAGCATGCGATAGGTGTCGCCGCCGTCACGGCTATTCGCGCGGATAGGTTTGATATCGCTCATGGCGACCTCCAGTGTTTGGGGTTAGCGAAAGTTCATCAGCTCGGCGGTTTTAGCCTTACGGGCATAAAAAAGCGCAGCACTTGCCACGAAACCATCAAGACGCAGTTGCTGATAAACGATTGCACTAAAAGTAATGGTCATTTTGTTCTGCTCCGTTGATTCGTTAGTTCACCTGTATTCGCTCAACACTCACGCACGGCTGTTTACCGATGGGTGCCGGGGAGTGCTGACGGGTAGAGGCGAGGCGTAAAAAAGCCCGGTTGGACGTCCGGGCTTTCGGATGCAGTAGTTGTCAGGTTTTTGGGCGGGATCAGTAGCGCCAGAACGCCGTGAACCCGGTGATCGTTCGCCAGCGCTCACGGTGGTAGCGCACGGGATCGGTTGGCAGGCCGTCATCAGGTGGCGGTTCTGGCCGCGCATGGCTGAGCGCTGCGCCGATCAGGAGCAGTAGGAGCATGGTGATCTCCGGTTAGGTTGGGTGATGCAGGTGGGCGGTTATAAGCCGCAGTTTCGTCCGCATCGGATATAGCTCGAATCCCTCCGAGTGTTGCCCGTCTTCACAAGGCGCTATTGATCGCACCAGCTCAGGACAAGGTGGCCACCCTGCTATCACGCAGAAGGCCGAGCTATATCCGATACGCTCTCATAGAGAGGATCGGGCAGTTAACGACAGGCTTTCGTGGCGCTGGTGATTCACTCGTTGTTGAGCCACTTCAAGACCGTTTCCTCGCCGATAGCGCTGAG